GATGTGAATCGGGTTCCCGACCTCATCAGCCATCGTGTAGAACCCAGCTTCGACTTTCGTGACCTTCTGCGTGGCCTTGGCACGGCGTGCTTCCTCCAGTTGTTGCTGAATGTGATCCACATAGAACTCTGGTGGATCACCGGGACCCAGCACCTTGCCCTGATCGGGGTCTGTCCACACAGGGAGACCATCAGCAGTGGATGCTGACTCGTATGGATGCAACGGAGCATCTCCTGTGGCAATCTTGATCTGTTCCATCTGTGTCAGGCTGGGGTCCATCGGTAGATCGAGTTGCTCAATCGTCCTGAACCCATAAGCAGGTTCGTCAATATCGAACCTACGTGTAGGACCAATCGGACCCATCTGCCTAGCAACCTTGTCGGCTTGGGCGAGGACGGTGCGCCCCTTGATGCCTGCCTTCATCCACGCAATACCGATCCAATCGGCAGGGTCGAGGAATATCTGGGCGGCAAAGTCCCCGAAGCCTGACACCTTGGAGAAGGGCTCGGTTCCGGGCTCAAGGATGTGGGCTGCTGCAATACGCCCCGGTGACCACGGTGTCTTTACGCTCCCCGCCATACCCGTCACATTGAACATGACGGACTCAGCTGCGACGTGTGCGAGTTCGGTGAGGGGCCTTCCCATCTCGGCCTGCTCCAAGGAACCGGCCACAGCATTCTTCCACACACCGGGAGCAGCTTCGAGCCTCTGTGAATACTTCTCGTTGGAATCGAGGTGCTCAGTAGCACGCTCGACACCCATCATTCCCTCATTGACATTCTGACGAACATCAGTGGCCACATCAGAGGAGGGGAGCCAACCAGAGCCAAGGTTGACCTTCTCGCCCGCAAAGAGACCACCGAGAGCCTCGAAGAAATACGGGTCCTGTTCCTGCCATGCCGTGTTGAAATCTGTGCCCTCGGTCTCTGCCTGTTGCCACGCACGGATGGGGGCACCACCGGCAATCATGTTGTATGCAGCATCCCACGCAGAGAAGCCCCAGCGTGTGGTGCCTTTGAGGGGATTGTCCACCCATTCGTCCCAGATGCCCGCAAGATCATCCCACCAACCACCGCCAGCGTTCTTGATCGGCCCGAGGACGGGGGACTCCTCCATCTCCTGTTGTACGAGGGGGTTGATGTCCCGACTGTTTCCCGGGATGCCAGCTATCGTGAGTCCGAGGCCAAGCTCGGACGAACCGAGGGGATAGGCATTGGAGTAATCAACGAGGTTCTGAGCATTCCATGGTGTGGCAAAAGACAATGCAGCCTTCTGAACCGCATCATCTTGGTCACGCCTGAGCGCAAGATATAGGTCCTGTGCAGGATCGTTCATACCGGCTTACCAGCACTCCAATCTATCAGGCGAGCAATCGCGGGATGCGGGAACTGGGCGTACATGACACGCAGAACCGCTTGGGGGTTCGTTGCTAACGGGTTCCCCGCTGGCCCTTGTATTCCTGCACTGTTTGACTCGTTGGGTCGCTGCGTTGGCCCGAATACTCCTGCTGGAGCTTGGCCAGCAGCACCTCCGCCGAGTCCAGCAGACTGCGGAGATGGAGCACCCGCTGTCGAGCCAGCCGCAAGTGGCGCACCTTGCTGCTGTTCTGTGGCGGCTTTGGCATCACCGTAGGAGCCCCCAGTTGGGACACGAAGCGGTTGGCGCGAACTACCTGCTCCTCCATCGGTACGCCTCCCTGAGCCGGGAGTGGAAACTGCTGCTGGGTTGGCAGGCTGTCGTCGCCCGCCATGTCCGTTTGCCATGTCATCTCCTTAGGCGGCTGCGCCGACGACCCAAGCCGAGTCATCCCAATGCGCTTCGGAAGCGTCACCAAGATCAACTGACTGGCCGGTCGTCCACGCAGTGAGGGGTGAAGCTATGACTCCTGTGGTGATGAGTCCTGCAAGGTCTGATGGGGTACCACCATCGAATGATCCGGGGATACCTGCCGTGGCCACTGTCGAGAACCCGTAGTAGGACACCTCTGCCCCACACGCATCACAAAGCTGGTCACCGTTGATGTTGCGTGCCTCATGGTCGTAGCCACATGACCCGCAGAACGGGATGGTTGGTGCGATTTCTCCTGCTGCCATTGTTTCTTCCTTTTCTGTCTATCCGATTAGCGTCGCTAACCGAGTTGCATGAGTTCTACCCCATCTGCCCAACACTCTGTACACCCCCACCCTCAGCTTCCATCTGGGCGAGTATCGTCTGGACGGCTGGGGGAGGTCCACCCTCCATTCCCTGACCACCGCCCTGTGCCATCGCCATTTCTTCTGGTGACATCTGTGGGTCCTGAGCAGTGAACATCTTCTTGAGGGTGTCCCCTGTCTCTGATGGTGTGTCGTATATCTCAACCAACGCCATCCCGGCAGCTTGGTCCCTCTCCCCGAACCGTTGGCCCAATCCCTGCATCAGCATCTCTTTGGCCATGTCCTGATCTATGCGTTCCTCCATGAGGCTGGCATTCTCGAATCCGTCCATGTTCTCCCTCATGGTACGTCGATCCATAATCCTCGCCTGAACCAGCTGGAGTCCCGCCACAATCTTGGAGTTCTCATCGAACGTAGCCATCGCTCCGTATATGCGCTTGGTCCGGTAGTCCTTCGCGATGTCCTTCTTCGGTACATAGTGTTCCTCAAATTGTGTGCCACCCTCGAACCAGTACACCTTCTTGCGTGAGGTGGGGTGCATCTTCTCCTCCCACTCCAACCGCTTGCGGTCGATGAGCTCCATGGAGTGCTTGATGGCGGTCTGGTATTCCTTTACATTCTCGTTGGCGGACTGTCCCAGTTCTCTGATGCCCTGCCCAGTGGCAAAGGAGTTCGGGGATTGTCCGTCCTGAGCAACGTCGTATCCAGCCACAACTCGGAACTGTCGCTCGATGACGCCAACTGCCTGCCACACCTGTTGGAGTTGGTCAGAGATGGGCTTGTCGATTGTTGTTCCGGGCTCGAACTTGTTGACGGCAAAGCGCCCCCTCTGGTAGGTCTTACCCACCATCTCACCAACGATGTTGGTCTCACGGAAGGTGGAGTCCTCGACACCGATGAGTCCGAGGATGTTCAGCTTGGCCATCATGGCCATGAGTCCGAACACATGGTGGTACTGGCTCTGGAGCTTGTCGAAGGAGAACCTCTTCGTCATCACGAACGCCGGACCTGATTCCAGTGGGTTCGGGATGAAGCTGACCATCTTCTGGATTTCAGGGCACACGACGTAGCAACCGTGATGGTTGTAATACTCGATCAGGGTGACGGGGTTGTGAGGATTCCCCTCCCAACTTGATGTCTCGCCAATGATGGGTACACCGGAATTGGCCGTGTTCATACGGTCCATGATTGCCTCTTTGGCACTCGGATAGACGTAGGCCAATTCCCTCTGTGAAACGTGACGAAATACCGCAACCTCGCTCGGTTGCTGGTCAACACCCCACTGGCCGGGGTACACGTCGTAGGGGTCACGCAATTCGGCAACCGGATACAGGGTGTCCCCGAACTTGCGTTCCTTGATGATGTGGAGGGTGAATCCGTAGCCGGGGAGCCAGCGTCCGATCTGGGGGTACTGCATCTCTATACGGGAGATGTCGTCCCACGCGTTCACGATGCGAGCACGCTTCTCTGCCTTCTTGCGTGCCTTGTCCGTGTCCTTGGTGGGAATCATGTCGGTCTTGATGACAGGTGGACGACCGATCTTCTGTGCGAGGCGCTCAAGGCCTGAGAACATGATGTTGGCTGTGGGGAGGTCTATCCCGAGTGAGGTGTCCGAACCCTTGCCGGTTCCCCTGCCCTGTGTGCGGATGGGAGCTCCGGGGCCTCCGCGTGCCAGAACGGCCTGTACACCCTCAGCGCCACCGTTCATCACCGCACGGATGCGGCTTCGGTCGTCAGCGGAGTGCAACCCCTTGAGAATCTTGGAACGGTCCATAACCTCCTGTACGTCCAACATCTCATGCATCTGCGTACCTCACTTCTATCTTTCCGGGTTCGAGGCTGTCATCCACCAACACACGTAGGTCCGGGCTTACCTGCTCATATCTCTGCCAAAGCGCAACAATTGACTGGGCCTGTTTGAGGGTTCCACGTGAAACATACACATGGGACCCCGGACGGGCATTGATTTCACTTCTGATCTTTAGGGAGTTGAGCTCCTCGGCAGTTGGGGGTTTCTTGCCCAGAAGGTCGTCGAAATAGGTTCCGGCATTCTTATGGCGTTTCTCTGGAATGAACAGCTGTTGTGACATTTTAGTACCCCGGATAGCCGGTATGGCCCCAAGGAGCGGTCGATACCTGTCCGTAGCCGGGGTATGACGACTCCTCAGAGATTTGTATATC